TCTGCATCGGCTCGCCCTTGACCCGCCAGTCTGGCTCCTCGCATGAGCACTTGCGCGCCCCGCGGGCGCGTCCGCCACACGTCGCACACGTTGGGTTCGCCGTCTCACCGCCGTAGCTCGCCCACGGCGTCGCGCGCTCCCCGATCCCCGGCTTCGAGAAGCCGCCTCCGTCGCGCCAGTCGAGCCGGTCCCATTCCTTCCCCATGAACTCCAACCCATACGGCGGGTCGGTCACGATGGCGTCGACCGACGCCGCCTCCATCCCGGCCATGACCTCGACGCAGTCGCCGGTGTGGATCATCGGGGCATGATGAGCGGCTGGAGCAGGCCGTCGCCGCGGCGCACGACGAACAGCAGGCCGTTGTACGTCTCGGCGAGCACCTCGCACCACGAGCGGAACTCGTCGGTCAGGCCGAACAGGAGCCACTGGTAGGGCGTCATCGCCACGTCATCCGCCGCAGCCGCTCGAAGTCGAGCGTCCAGTCCTTGATCGACCCGCCGCGGTTGAAGGGCGTCGTGAACTCCTCGTGCAGGGGCGGTCCGCCCCACTTGTCGAGGTAGTAGCGCTGGTTTATCGGGAAGGTGCGGTCGTTCTGCTCGCGCAGGTGTTCATCTGACTTGATCGTCATGCTGCCACCGTGCTGCAACCGCGCCGGCAGCGCCAGAACCTCGACGCCCGCGAGCAGCATTCGCCGAGCGTAGTCGTTATCCTCGAAGTAGGCGGGATGCAGGTTCAGGTCCCACAATCCGACAGTTTCCACGCACGCAGCGTTGAGGGCAAGAGCGTCGGGAGTACCGAGCATCGCGAAGCGCGGACCGCTGGCTGTCTCCATCGCCTCCACGAGCGTGCGCAGGGCACCCGGATCGAAGGTCACGTCGAAGCCCGCGATCAGCCACCACGGTGCGAGCGGGGTGAGTTGCAGGACCAGCGTCCATGAAGCGCCGACGCCGAGGTTGTGGCCCGTGGGCAGATAGGTCACATGCTTCGCAACAGGCGGCCACTGTGGCGGCACCAGTGGACGGCCGTTGTCGATCACCACGAGCTGATCGACCGGCTCGTCGACCGAGCGCAGCATGTCATCGAGCAGATCGTGGCGCACCAGCACCGGCACGCCGAGGACCGGGATCACTGGCGGTTCGGCCAGTACAGGTGGACGAGGTGGTTGACGAACGCGAAGCGGACGCCGCCTGCGACCATGCGGTCGATCATGTCGCCGTCCTCGGGCAGCCCGCGCTCGACGCAGGCCGGGTCGTAGCGGTAGCCGAGGTCGTGCCGGAACACCTGGCTCCCGACGCAGTGCGAGAAGTGCATCGGCGGCCACTGGCCGTACCACGACCGTCGACTATCCTGCCAGTACGCCTCGGAGCGGCCGTACGCGTAGTCGGCGCCGGTGTCGTTGAGGCACGCCATCAGCACGTCGAGGTGGTCGGGCGTCCACGCGTCGTCGTCGTCGAGCGGCGCCACGTAGTCGCCCTGTGCGAGATCGAGCGCCAGGTTGCGGGCCTCGAGCCCGAGCACGCACCACGCCGCCGCCAGGTCCTCGGGGTACGTCTGGCGCTCGGGCAGTTCGCAGAACCGCACACGGGCGTCGTGGAGGCCCGCCACGGCCCGTTTCGCCTCGGGCTGGGGTCCATCTCCCACCACGATCACTTCGAGGCGCTGCGTGGCTTGTAGGACGCTTGGCAGGCAGCGCTCGACGAGCAGCGCCGCACGGTTGTACGTCGGGATCACGACGCTGACGAGGGGGTCAGGCAAGGATCGACCGCAACTCGGCGATGTCCGCCGCCGCGTCCGCATCCAGCCAGCGCCCGAACGCGGCACTGTCGATTGAATACATCCCAGGTGCATTCACGCGACGATAGCCGTCATCCCACTCAGCTTTCCCGGCCAGCACGTGCATGTGCTCAACGATGACCTCGGGCAGGTAGTGGAGGCAGTCGGCGCCACCGGCGAGCGTCATCCAGTAGTTGTCGAGGTACAGGTGGCGGAGCGTCGGGAGGCCCATCCCGAAGCGATCAACGATGCGGCGCGACACGAACCAGTTGGTGCACAGGTTCCGGCCCTGGAACAGGTCGTTGGCGTACGCGACGCCGGGTTCGACCGACAGCAGGCCGCCGATCGCCTCATCCCATCCGAGTGATCGGAAGCGGTGGTCGTCGCCGACGAAGCCGACGACCTCGGCCCGCGTGGCGGGCAGCACGGTGCGCACGTACTCGCCGAGCGACGCATTCATGCAGCCGGTCGCGGGCACGACGACCAGCGCCTCGTCGGGCAGGTGGTACGCGTACGCCGCCAGCAGCGGATCGTCGGCATCGACGATGCACACGAGACGCGAGTCGGCGAGCGAGCGCGACTGCTCGAACGTCGCGAGGAGCTCGGTCGCGTTCTCCGGGCGCCCGCGCGTCGGGCACAGGACCAGCATCATCGGGCGTGGCGCTCGTTCACCCGGCGACCCGGTAGCGCTCGATGTAGGCGTCCACGTCGCTCCGCAGGTAGCGCCGGTCACGCCTCGCGCCGACCGTGAAGTATGGCAGTTCGGACGGGGACAGCCGCTTCACGGTGTTGACGTTGATCCGCAGCAGCGCCGCGACCTCGCGCGCCCAGAGGACTTCCGGCATGGGACCTCCCGATGAGTGCGGAGTCGCCGCGCTTGGGACCACCCGTCACAGCGATCCCCGCCGGCCGGACGCTGTCAGGGTTCGTCGTGCCGAGTGCCGCGCGGCGACTCCGCTTCTCTCATCGTATGCCTACCGGACTGTACCCGTCAAGACGGCCTATGCCTCGTCCCACGAGTAACTGATCGTTTCCGTCGTCCAGTTGCCCGGATTGCAGTCGGCGCCGACCTGGAGCTGGAGCAGCATGAACTTCGTGTAGGAGTTCGTGTTGCTGTACGACGCGCTGTCCCACGTCGCCTTGTTGCCGGCCGTGTAGTTCGCCATCGAGGTGTTCGCGATGGTCGAGGCGCCGGTCGTGCCCTGCTGGTAGGTCACGTAGGCGCCGGTGAACCAGAGCGTCGTCGACGCCTGCGCGGCGCCCGGACCCCAGACCTTGAAGTTCTGGACGTAGTTCGCGGGCGCGGTGACGACCTTGGCCCGGATCCACTTCTCGTAGGAGGACGTGCCGACGGTGATCGGGTTGGCCTGCCGGTTGGCGAGCGAGTTGGTGGCGTTGTCGGCGCTGATGAGATCGACGCCCGACACGTTGTCGGTGGCGCTGCCCGAGCCCGAGCCGGTCTGGACGGAGACGACGATTGCGGCTGCCACGCTAGAACTCCCTCGCTGGGCCCGGAGCGCTCGATCCAGCGGCAGTCGGGGACTTGCCGTTCGAGTCGGCGGGCGTCGATCCCTGGGTCGCGGCCTCGGCCGCAGTCAGTACGTCCTCGGGGCTGACGAGCCCGAGCGGCGTGTTGGCGATGAGACGGTTGTACGGGTTCTCGGGGTCCATCGGGTCCATGCCCGGCGGTGCCATCGGCGGCCGGCCCTCGTCGGCGCGCTGCTCGTTGATCGGCTTCCACGGCATTCCCGCGAGGGCGAGCTTGCCGAGCTGGGCCTTGTCGAGGCTCTCCTTGATGTTGAGGCGCGTGAAGCGGAAGGCGAGGTTGTTAGCCGACCCGCCGAGCGACTCGTCCCAGACGACCTCGCGCGTCAGGTAGTCCTGCAGGAGCGACAGGAGCGGCCGCAGCGCCGAGGACTCGGTCTTCTGGGTCTGGACCTCGCCTTCCGAGCGGTTGATGTCGGCCGTCTGGTTGAGGTCCTGCATCGACACGCCGAACACGACGCTGATCTTGCGCACGAGGAACTCTTGCCACTCCGCGAACTGCATGTCGCGGTTCGTCGCGCGCAGGGGCATCCACGCGGCGCCCTTCGTGCCGCCGAGGAACGCGAGCGCGCCGCGCCCGGCGACCTCCTGCTTCCAGTAGGAGTTGCCGCAGATGGCGACGTTGCCGTTGCGGCGCGCCACCAGGACCCCCGTGGACACCGTGAAGCACACGATCCGACCGGAGTATTCGACCCATTGCGTGGTCAGGCAGCGCGCAGTCGAGCGTTGCGCCAACTGCACCGTGAACCAGTCGTCTCCGTGCTGGTTCCGGCGGTGACGGATCGCCGATCGCAGCCCGAGTTTGACCGCGATCTCCTGGACCTGGTCCGCAAGAAGCGGGCTCGCCGTGGCGTACGTGCCATTTCCGCCGGTCGGAGTCGGCACCCAATGGCCGTCTCCGAGCATCAGCGCATCGAACAGGACGCGCAGATGATCGCGGTCGAGCTGGAGCAATTCCTGCGGGATGTGCTTGTTGCGAGCGCCCTGTCCGATCTCGACGGCCAGATACGTCCAGAGGCTTTTGTCCCAGATGCGCCAGTGATACGCGCGTCCGTTCTTGACGTTCGTGCGCGACACGTGGAAGGGCAATCGGTCGAGGCACGCCTGAATGCGATCGGCCTTCGCGCCCACGTTCTGGCTGATGCCCACCGCGTACTTCTCGGCGCCCCAGCCGACCGCGGCGACATAGCCCTCGCTGATGACGTAGCCGAGGAACTCCAGCCAGTCTCTGATCGCGATCGGCTCGACGCGCTTCAGATCACGATGGCCGCGCCCCGGCAGCCATTCCTGTTGCGGCAGCGTGAACGTCGCGATCTGGGCGCAATTCCATGCGCCGACGGCGACCGGGATCGTCAGGTCGGACTGCGCGATGATGCCCTGGGCTTCCCGCAGTTGCCAGCCGTGCGTGAAGCGACTCTCCGTGACCACGCGATGGTTGGGCGTCACCAAGAGATCAAGACCGCGCCCGGTGAAGTGCGCCATCGGTCCGACATAGGCCGACTCGTAGCGGTCGCGCGGCACCTCGTAGTGCATCTCGTGCGTGGTCGGATCGACGATGGCGATCTCATCATCTGGCCCGATATCGTCGAAATCGCGCCAGCCGCCCCGCGTGAGGAACTGCGTGTCGTCGGCGTAGCAGGCGAAGGACTCGACCTGGTCCGGGCGGGCCGACTCGCCGAGGTTCAGGATGCCGTCGGGCGCCGCGTTCGTGACCTGGCGCGTGTTGTAGGCCGATGCGGAGAGTTCGGCGTCGATCGTCTGCTTCAGCGTCTCGAGGGGCGCCAGGCCGACCACGGAGTACGTCCGCGGGTTGGACATGATGTACATCATGTCGTCGTTCAGGAACGGCACCTGGTAGAGCGGCGACGGCGCCCAGTAGTAGCGGGGCTCGGCCGGATCGCCGTCCCAGAGCGTCGAGACGAGGACCTTGCCGCCGTCGACCGCGTGCAGGTAGACGAGCTTGCCACCGACCGTGCGTTCCTTTTCGACGCAGCCGGCGTCGAGGGTCAGGATGTCCTCGACGATCGGCTCGATGAACGAGCGGAACGACTCGACCATCTGGTTCGGTCGCGCGAACAGCGCGCGCATCTCGTCCTGCTGGCGCTCGTCGTACGGCAACTCGCGGTCGTACGGCACCACGTCCCACTCGGACTGGCTGACCTGCGTCTTCAGGAACCGGATCGCGCCGCGCACCCAGTCGCCGTGCTCGGCCCAGTTGCGGAACAGCGCCGCGTTGGGCTTGCCGACACGGCCGCGCTCCTGCAGCGTCAGGATCGACGACGAGCCCGGCGGCAGGTTCTTGGGCGAGGTGCGGTACGTCTTCTCGATCAGGGCGGAAATGACGCCCGACATGCGCTCCCTACCGAGTCAACGACCCCGCGATGTAGCGGTCGGCCGCGTCGTTGATGACATCGGCTTCGAGGGCTCGGTTGGCGAGCGCGATGGCCTCGTCGAAGGTGTAACGGTGCGTCTCCACGCGCGAGAGGATGGCGGCGAGGTACTCGGGCACGAGCCGAGGCCCATCCCGAAACTCGACCTCTCGCGACGCCGGGAGATCCATCACGGACGCAAGAATAGCGCCCCCCGCAAGCCCTAACGGGGGGCGCTATCCACTCCTCGGGAAGTGCGCTGTTACGCGATACCCTTGATCCGCGTGACCTTCGTGCCGCAGATCGGGCATACGCCCTGAACGGCGGCGCGACCGTTCTTCAGCGTCACCTCGCGCGGCGCGCTGATCTCGACGGTCCGCTTGTCCTTCATGCAGTAGGCCGTGCTCATCGTCCCTCCGTATCCGGCTCGTATTCGACTCTAGTGCTTCTGGCCCTTCGTGACAACCCCGAGGATGTGCTGCTCCATGGCGAGGATCGCGGCCTCGACCTTCCGGGTGGCGGCGATGTCCTCCTCGATCTTGGCGAGGATGGAGCGTTCGGCCTGCTCGATCCGCCGCTCGCCCGACAGCGCCCGCCGCAACTGACCGAACTCGTTGCGCACGAGGTCGTGCGTCTCGGTCTGGATGCGCTCGCGCTGCGCCTCGGCCCGGTCGGCGCTCTCCTGCACGCGCGTGCCGACGAAGGCAAGGATGGGCAGCATCACGGCCTGGAACACGGCCGAACTGGCGTACTGGAGGGGCGTCGTCCAACCGGGTGCCACGAGCGGCAGCAGGACCAGTGCGAACACCGCGTCGAAGGCCCAGATCGTGCTCACGGCGGCCGCGATGATGACCACGGCCCGGACGTGGGCGTCGTAGAGGTGGCGGATCACCGCTTGAGGGACCCGTAGAAGAAGTTGGAGCCGGCGAGGTCCATCGACTGGCCCAGGGCATCCACGAGGTCGTCGTGGGCGCGCGGGAACGACAGGAGCTCGCTTTCGAGCGGGCCGCCGACGAGGGAACGGTGGAGGCGCACCTTGTGGCCCTCGAAGCGCGCCGCGACGGCGCGGGCGCGGGTCATCTTGTCGGTGTCGGTCTTCTTGCCGATCACCGGCAGGCGCGGGTGCTCGGTCATCAGTTCCTGCACGAGCGTCGACTGGAACTGGTTGGTTTCGATGATGATCGCGTCGATATTCGGGTACGCCGCGTAGCCGTCGAGCACGAACTCGGCGTGGTGGCTCTCGCGCCGGTCGCGGTACGCCGAGAGCACGTAAAAGGTGCCCTTGGCGTCGCACGGGCAGACATCCTCGAAGGTCGTCACGCGGGCCGTGTAGTCGGCCGTCTCGCGCGTCGAAGAGGCGAGGTCGATGCCCATCCGGCCGATGTACTGGTGGCCCTCGGGCAGCGCGTCGAAGTGGTCGAACGGGCCCTTGAACACGTTGCCTTCGAGGAGACCGCTGATGTCGTTCTGGTAGGCGCACGCGAACAGCGCCGAGCCCATCGAGTCCTTCTCCTCGAGCAGGCGCGGCACCGGCCATACCTCGGGCCAGTAGGACACGAGGTTGCCCGCCTCGTCCTCGGTCAGGGCCGGGACGACGAGGTTGCGCCAACCCTGGCCGCCCTTGGGACGGGGCGTCATCAGGTGCTCGTACAGGTCGTCCTCGGCCCAGCGCGTGCCGATCGTCAGGATCACGCCGTCCGGCGCGAGGCACGGCTTCAGGGTCTTCAGGAACCACTCGCGCACGGCCGCCCGCGCCTCCGGGGTGCCGGTGTTCTCCTCGTCGAGGATGTCGTCCATCAGGAGCACGTCGAAGCGCTTGCTGATGATCGCGCCGCCGACGCCGACCGCGAACAGACTCACGTCCTTGGTCCCGGCGTAGCGCGAGCCCGCCTTCACCCATTCCTTGTTCGTCCACTTGGCCGGGTTCACCTGGTCGCCGAAGAGATCGCGGTGGATCGCGTTCTGCTCGAACGTCCACTTGATCGCGCGGGAGAAGTCGAGGCTCTGGAGATCGGTGTTCGACACGAGCCCGACGCGCAGGTCGTACTGCGCCAGCAGCCACGCGATGAGGATCGTGTCGGCCCACGTCGTCTTCGCGGCACCGCGCGCCAGCAGGGCGACGCCGTGGGCGCGTTCGAGGATGCAGCCCCAGAAGAACTCGATCAGCGCCCGGTGGTGCGGCGCGGCGCGGTGGCCGTGGGCGAGTTCGCCGTACGCGACGATGCCGTCAGGCGTCGGCTGCTTCGCCAGCTCCGACAAGGCGCGGTAGCGGAGATCCGCCCACTGGTCGGGGCTCAGCGTGGGCGCGGCTGGCTTCGATGATGTCGCGAAGGACATCGGGCGGTTCTCCCTCGACGCTGAAGGTCAGCCCTACTGTACGCGACTCGGTGATCTCCGAGGGCTTGTTGAGCAGGACGTTCAGGCGGTCGATGAGCTGCGCGGCGACGGTCGGCGTGACGCGGATGACCGGCACCTCGAGCCAGACCTCGGTGCCGTCGGTGTCGTGGCCCTTCTCGACCCGCGTCGCGGCAAGGTCGCGCAGCATCGCGTCGAAGGTCGCCTCCACGACCGCGAACGCCTTCTCGTGGGCGCGCATGGCGCTGACGCGGAGGCGCTGCTCGGCTTCCGCCGCGACGACCGCCGAGCGCGCGACGTGCTTCTCCTGGTAGAGCGCGCG